GTTGGTTAACAACACCACACTCAAACTAGTCCAGTCAATAAAATTATCGTTGCTTTGAATTTCTAACCCTGGATTGAATAATGGAATAATTTGTTCAAGTATCTGATGCTTTTGTTCGGTGTTACTGGTCCATATGTCTAACTTTACAGTTAGTTTATACGGGGCTGGCATCATACGATCTACAGTATACAAACCATCTGAGCTGGCTTCGTAGGATTCTGTTGTTTCGTTGTAGATTCTTTCGTTTACTCTAATAGATCCTTCGTGATAAGGATTTTGTACTCGTTCTCTATCGTAAGTTAGCCCGGAGATATAACAGGCCATTGCTGGAACAGCATTTAAACTATTCTCACTGTTGCCTCTTAGGATCATTGCGGCCTGACGACTAGCATCTCCGTAATAAACAGGAACAGTTTGTAGGGTGTGATTACCATCAGAATTTTTACCAAACTCAACCTGGAATCCAGATACCATTCTAATAAATTGAATTATGAATCGACGTATTTGTCCGTCGTAACTAAATTGTACAGCCATTAATTATCCGCCTTGGGTTTCAGTGCTCGACTTAATGCTTGTCTTTCGCTATGAGCAACACCTTGTGAGTCAGTATAAGTCTTAGTGTTATTTACGTAAGTCATACGTTGTGTGCTAGAATCTTCACTCGGAGTAATATTAGTTCTAACCTTATCTTCAATTTTGTGCCAACTTTTACCATTAAATCTAAACAGTCGATTTGGCAAGTAATCTAAACGCAAGAAATAATCACCTTCGTTTGGATGTGCCGGGAAAGCAATGCCAGCACCAGTAGGTACACCATTTGGAGCCAGGCCGTCGCCCGACAAGTAACCTTCAATTTTGTAATCAGGTGTTGGCGAACCTTGATCACTAGTGACACTGGCGTTGTCTGCGGTAATGACATTCGTATCAGCTTTAATAGGATCACCAGCCGGCGAACCATTGGCATTGACTGGGGTAGTGTACAAACTACTAAGATCATATCCAGATTTTGGTACATCAATTTCTGCTTGAGTAACAATGGCTTCATTGATGTTTAGATATTTGTCATAGGTACTTAAAATTTGTCCCACTGGAGTATCTGTACCAGGTCCGGCCTTGATACGATCAAGTATGTCTTTGTACTCTTGACTATCTACTAGAGGATTTAATTTAACACGCCACAAATGCGGCCACCAAGTTGGACTAAAGCCCTCGGCAGCAAAACTAGCGTCACCAACTACATAATATCTCTTAAGTGCCGCTGGTACATCTTGATCTAATGCGTCATAATCTTTTAGGTGTTGTAGTTCTAATACGTCGCCGGCTATTAATTTACGACCGATAGTATCAACCATATCACGTAAATGGAAAACCATAAAGATAGTACCGGTTTGTAAGAATAAACCAAATTGACTTAGATCGAAGTCTTGATCTCCACGCTGGTAGATACCGCGCATTTTATAAACGTCCTGATCATACTTGCGATCACGATTTTCTAGCCATAGCAAGTCTTGAATGTTCTTTTCGCTTTGATTTAGATAATCGGGTTTAGTAGCATCTGTACTACCAGTTTGTTCTATTGGACCTAGGTATTTGTTTACTAATATGCCTGTACCGCCAATGGTAAACATTTCGCTAATACGGCGATCTATAAACTTAAAATCATTTGAATGTTGACCGTCTTTCCAAAGACTTAAACGCGGCATATTTAATCCCTATATTGTAGTATTTATGGGTTTGACCAACAATGGTCAAAATGCTATAATGCTGTATGGATCATAATTCTGACTACAAATACCGTATAGATCAGGCATTTTTTACCATAATAAAGATGCCCCCGGGTATGCGAGAAGATTTGCGCCGTATGTGGCGAGCCTGCAGAAATTTATGGGATCGATTGGATATTGAGCTAATTAACTGTAAACGCTTAAACAAAGTAACACCAAAGTATACAGAATTGGAAGCAGAATTAAATCAGTGCTTACTAACATTAGAAGGCTATATTACTTGGGGGCATTTAAGCGGTTGACTAAATATTACCAAAATGTTATACTACGATATGTCAATTAAGGAGCATCAATGGTCAAACTAAATGGAAAGGCTGTAAAAGCCAAAGTCCGTGCTACTCGTAATCCCTTGTTTGGCGATGAAAAGTACACAGGATCTGAGCCGGTATGGGATCACGATCGTGCATTGGCTATGCCCAAGGAACAATTTGAACATCATCTCCGCCAGAGTTTTTACTACTACAATTATTTTTACACTCAAAAAGACCTTAAAAAACACGTAGTTGAGTGGCTCAAAAATAACAAAGAGTTCAGCAAGGAAGAAGTCAAAGCCTATGAACGTAGTCCAGATCGTGCAACTGAAATGACCGCTTGCAGTTTGATTATGGCACACAAGCAAGGAATGCCCCTGCTGGCTGAACACATTGCCTATATTGACACAGCTATTGAACGTGCAATCAAAGTCGCTGGCAAAGAAGAACCAGAAATTGCAGTGGAAGAAAAACCCAAGGCCTATGTTCCAACTATTCAGGATAGACTAAACGAAAAAACATCCGAAACAATCGGCGAATTGGAAGGGCATTACGACGAATTTATATGTAATCCTAAGTACCAGTTTAAGCCTTACGATTTTCTTGTGGCTAACAATGTCCCCCAAAGTCAGCTGACCAAATACGAAGAAGTGTATCAAAAACGTTTCAACGAGCTTAAAGCCGCATACGAAAAAGCGGACGAACAATTAGTTGAAGGTTACAGCCATATGAAAGCTGCAGACTTTAAACGTGTCTTTACATTCCTGGATCAAATTCTAAACGATATTATTCAGTATCGTGGAGTTAAAAAAGCTACCAAGAAAGTACGTGCCCCTAAGAGTGTAAGTAAAGAAAAAGTAGTCTCCAAACTCAAGTACGCCAAAGAAGACAAAGTTCTGCGTTTGATCAGTATCAATCCTGCAGATATCATTGGTGCCCAAGAGTTGTGGATTTATAACACCAAAACACGCAAGCTGGGTAAGTATGTAGCTGACAGTTTAAAAGGTCCCTTAAACGTCAAAGGAACTGGCGTTATTGGCTTCGATGAGCACAAATCCACGTCAAAAACACTCCGTAAACCAGCCGATACATTGAAAGAATTTGCCAAGGCTACTAAGGTACAGTTACGCAAGTTTTTAGACGATATCAAAGCAACTGATACTAAACTCAATGGTCGCATCAATCAAGATACCGTATTACTCCGTGTACAGTAATAAATACTGTATAAACGGAGCAATCAATGGCTACACCATTTCCTAATGCAGTTACCCCAGAGCCGGGCTACGACTCACAAAATAACATAACAGCACGAAGCCTGTTTAATGCTAACACGGGGTCGCAGTCAGGGCCGCATATAGCATTTGATGGTAATCCCGCAGTAACATTCCCTGGTGTAACGGATCCAAACTGGCAGTATGGTAACACCACTGACAGTATGCGAGCCAGCATCATTGACTATATCCGTATGCGCTTAGGTGATGGTATTGTTGATGTTGAACTAGACAAAGAACACTATGAAATGGGAATTAATCAGGCCCTGATCAAGTATCGTCAAAAAGCACAAAACTCAACAGAAGAAAGCTATGCTAGCCTACAGCTTCTTCCCGAAACACAAGAATATATACTGCCTAGAGAAATTCAAACTGTTAAGGCTATCTACCGTCGTGGTATTGGATCGGTAACAGGAACAACTGCTAGCCAGTTTGAGCCATTTGCGTCGGGCTACTTGAACACTTATATGTTGACCGCAGGTCGTGTCGGTGGCTTAACAAACTATGAATTGTTTGTTGATTATCAAAAACTAGCAATGAAAATGTTTGGTGGCTTTATGAATTTTACATTTAACCCTGTTACCAAAAAATTAACTATTGTTCGTAAAATGCCTTGGCAAGGTGCTAATCCGCATTTGGATCAACAGGAAAGTGTGTTGTTACATATTTTTAATACCAAGCCAGACCAAATGATTTTCAATGATACCTACGCATTTCCCTGGATTCAAGAGTATGCTTACAGCTTCTGTAAACGTATTGTAGGTGAAGCACGTAGCAAGTTTAGTCAAATTGCTGGCCCACAAGGTGGTGGTACACTAAATGGTGATGCTCTAAAACAAGAAGCACAGGCCGAAATGGAAAAGCTAGAAGAAGATCTTAAAACCTATGTGGACGGAAGTCAGCCGCTAACTTGGGTAATTGGATAATTGACAAACACCTAAAAATATGTAAAAATAGCCCTTATAACTGAGGGCTTTTTTATGATCATTGGGGTATGCGGTTTTATTGGTAGCGGTAAAGATACTATTGC